CCCTGGCCATCGGTGCCGTCCCGGCTGGCCACCCAGGCCCCGTCCTCGCCACGCTTGATGCGCCCGATCTCGTACCCGCCGCGGCGGTGCCGGACGATCGCATCGCCGTCCTCGCTGCGGATGATCAGCACGTCGTAGGGGCTGGCGACCGGGTACCTGGGCATGGTCATGGCAAGCTCCAGACCGGGGCGGGTGTTGGATGCAGCCCAGGACTTTTTGAGCGCGGCGGTCTTGCCGTACTGGGCAGCCGTGCGCCGCAGCAGGTCACGCAGCGCAGCGCGCCGGGCGGGCGAGCCAGCGCGGCCGACAGCCTTGCGGGCGTCATCCCAGGATTTGGGGCTGGTCACCGGGAAGCCGGGCGGACCGCCGCCGGGCGGCGGGGAGATCGCGTGCCCGTGCGAGTACGCCTTCTGGCGGCCCTCTTTGGTCAGGGCCTTCGAGCCAGTGGGGAGCCGGTGGCTGCCGTAGGACGCCTTGCCAAGCTCGCCGACGTTGGGGCCCTGCTCCTTGCCAGTCGAGGGCGCGCGGCTCTCACCCGAGCGCAGCGCAGCTGGCGCGGGCGGCCTGGTCTTGCCGCGGCGCATCGCCAGTTCCTTGCGGGCGGCCTCGGCCATCTTGGCGTCTTTGCCCTGAGCCAGCTTCTGGAGGGTCGGCACGTCCTGCCGGGCGGCGTAGCCGCCGTGGGAGCCAGACTTGAACACGTTGGTCCGGGCGAGCCGGGCCTTGTTTTCGGTGGAAGTCTGCTTGCCGACGTTGCGCTGAGCGATGCCGCGGTGCATCGCGGCCAGCCGGTTGTGGTGGGCCTTGATGTTGGCCGAGCCGGCCATCCGCGAGGCCTTGGCGTGCAGCCGGGCGGCGGCCAGGTGCTGGTAGTCGGACGCCTTGCGGCCGGTGATCGAGTGGGTGGCGCGGTCAGCAAGCTCGCTGGCTGACATCCGCCCGCCCGCGGCCTGGGTGCTCGCGCCGCGGACGGTGCGGCTCACCATCCGGCCGGTGTGGGCACGCGCGCTGACGGGCCCGCCGCCGCGGTGCCCGCACTTGGCGGGGTCCTCGCAGATGAAGCCGTGCCGGTAGCCCTTAGGGCCCACCAGGTCGATCAGGCCCTGGACCCCGCAGAGGTCGATCAGGGCGCACGAAGCACAGCCGTCGGGCTCAACAGGCTTAGCAGCGGTCATCCCGCTGGCCTCCGGTCACTGGGCGAGTAGTGACCGGCACATAAAGCGGGGGTTACGCACCGATGTGGGTGATGGTAGCCGGTTGACGGGCGGTGTGGGAGAGCCGGCCTGGAATCCAGTTGGAATTGGGGCTGTACGTACAGGAGAGGCCCGGCTGCCCCTCAGCCGGGCCTCTCGCTGGCTGGCCCCCTAGGTCAGGCGGTGCTCTCGGTGACCGTCGGGGTGGCGGTCGGCGAGAAGATACCAGGGCGGTGGAACCGGATCGCGGCCCGGCCAGCGCCCTGCACCGACACCGAGAAGGCCTCCAGGGTCAGGCCACGCTGGCGGCACTTGACCACCGGGTTGTCACTGGACACCAGGTTGACGATCTGGTCGTTGCTCAGCCGGCGCAGCCCGCAGTTGCCCCACCGGTCGGGGGCGAAGCTGAACAGGGCCCGCAGGTCGAACACGCCGAAGCCGATCGCCCGGCGGAACAGGCCATCGCCGCCGACGAACCGCCAGTGGCCGTCGTTCTGGTCGAAGATCACCGAGCAGGTGGCCAGGTCCACCGTCGGCGTGGGCAGGCCGTCATGCCACACCCGGACGTGGTTGCCCGAGCGGTCGGCGAACGTGCTCAGGTTGAAGCCGGTCTCGACGTCACTGCCGCCCAGGATCTGGACGGGACCACGGGCCTCGACGTCGTTGGTGCCGAGGTTGTTGATCAGGATGTCGAACCGCTGGGGCAGCAGGTGGACGTGGTGATGCTCGGTGATCACGGGGGTCGGCGTCGGGCTGTTGCCTGCCAGGGCCGGCGCGGCGGTGAGCGCCAGGCCAGCCGTGGCGAGGACGGCTACGAAGATCGAGCGGATACGAAACACGAGCGGTTCCCTCCCATTGGATGGGCGCGAGCGCGGGGAGACCGGCTCAGTTTGCCAGTCCAATGCAAGACGCACGGGGGATACCCCCGGTTGACAGGCGTCTCTCAGATAACGATCTGATCACTCGTCGCTGTCGTCGCCCGGCTCATCGTCCGGCTCAGGGTCCTGGATGGCGACAGCCTGCGAGTGCCACTGGCCGGGTCCGGCGAAGTGGATCGTGTCCTCGTCTGCTGCCATGCTCGCGCCCTCTGCCACGTGCGGCGGCCAGAAGCCGTCGCCGCTCTGGAAGTGGTATGCACCACCGATTGCTCTCGTGTACGAGCCTACCTGTTCCACCAGGTCAAGGCTGTCAACGATCGCTACCGGGTCGATGTCGATGCGGTGGTTGTCGTCGTCGTGAAAGACGCCGAGGTAGAAGCTCTTGCGCTCCAGCGCCGGGCGGAATATGGCCAGGGCCCGGTCCATCGCCTCGCCGAACTCGGCCTCGCTGGCGTCCTCGGGCACCGACACGGTGTCCATGCCCCGCGGCTTCACCGACAGCGCGTACAGGTCCGCGCCCTGTGGCAGCGGCTGGCCGGTGTCGGTGTCGATCGTCTCGCCACCCCACGGCTTGCGGGCCTCGGCGTAGCTGCGGGCCTTCACCTCGGGCCAGTGCCGGTCCAGGCCGGTAATCGGCGCGCTGTCCCGCTTGGCCTTGTCGATCCAGCTGTTGCCCTTGCGGGCCAGCTGCTGGAACTCCTCGTGGCTGACCGGCCTGCTGTTGCCGCGGGCGTGCTCGGGCCCGATCACCGGGTACTCGTGGGTGCGGGCCCGCTCAGCCTTCACCGCCTGGTACTCGCGCTCGCGGCCGGCCAACTGGCCTGCTAGACCACCGAGGCGCGTCCACTCCCCACTTTTGGGTCGCGCGGCTCCAGCGGGTCGAAGCCTAGCTCGATCAGCTGGGCGGTCAGCGAGTCCGAGCCCGCCAGGTCAAGCAGCTGGGCGAGCGCGGCCTGCTGGGCCAGCGAGGTGGTGCCCACCACGATCGGGATGTTGTTGATCTTGGCGTAGTCCATCCACTTCTTCCAGGCGTTCTTCGTCATCGACGCCCGGCCCTTCGCCGTGGCCCGCTGCCGGGGCTCGCCGTGCTCGGCCAGCCAGGCGTCGTGGGCCTGGTTGGCGCGCTGCTGCACCAGCCAGGTGATCGCCTGCAACTGGTGCGGCTTCATCAGCACGCCCTCGCGCTCGCTGATCGTCTTCGCGGCCTGCCGGTACTGGTCGGCGACGTACTCGTGCTGACGGGCATCCCCGATCGGGGCTTTCTTCTGCTCGTCACCGCGGATCGTGCCACCCGCCGCCACGTTGACGGCGTGGGTGTCGATCACCACGTGCCCGTAGGGGTCCTCGGGCACATCGTCGCCGTTCTTGATCAGCCGCCCGAAGCTGTGCGTCTTGGCGGTCTTCATCAGCTGCTCGATGCCCGCGCCGTCGATCGCGGCCTGGGCCTTGTCGGCCTGGTCGTTGGTGACGAGCATCCCCTCGCCGGGCCGGACCGCCTTGCCGCGCTTGCCCGACTCGTGGGCCTGGAACATGTTGATCGGCCACGACTTCTGCGGGCTGAACGCCGACAGCAGGATGCCACCCTTCTCGGCGTTGCCCTGGCCGACGTAGCCTGCCAGGTCGTGGACGTCGGAGTACCAGCTGCGGCCCTGCGCCCTGGTGCCCTCGTCGGCCTGGTCATAGGCGGCGACGATGTTCTCCGGGCTGACCGGGTGGGCCTTCCAGAACGGGTGATCGGCCGGGTTCTTGTGGCCGGTCTTGCTGATCAGCCGAGACGGGTCGGGCACCACGTAGCGGCCGACGGTCCCCGGCTTGCCCGGCTTGTCGGTGCCGCCGTGCATCGCCATGCCGACGTTCGAGCCGCTCTTGATCCACTTGCCGTCGTGCCCGCGTAGCTCGTGCATCCACGCCATGCCAGCAAGCTCGATGTAGACCGGGCCGTCCTCGTGGTCCCAGGCGAGCACGATCTCGCTGGCCTCCAGCAGCTGTGTGGCCAGCCCGGTCACAGCGACCTCAACTCGGCCAGGTCGGCACGAAGCTCGGCCCGCAGCGCGATGATCTTGGAGCGGATCGTGGCGGGGCTCATCCCGGCCTTCGCCGGCTTTCGCGCGGATGCGCCGGCTTTCGTGGCGGTCTGCTTCGCCTGGGCGGCCTGCTTCGCCGAGGTGGCCGCCGCTCCGCGCTTGGCCGGGGTCGAGGACCGGCTCTTGCGGCCGGATGGCAGCTGGGCCTGGAGCGCGGCGATCTGCGACCGCAACCCGGCAATCCTGCGGGTGAGCACGGCGCGCTGCCGGGCGTCGTGCCGTCCCTCGCGCTTAGCAGCCTGCTTGGCCTGCTGCTGCTTGCCCTGCTGCTTCTGCTGGGCCCCTTGCGCGGTGGTGAACTGGCCGGTCGCCGAGTGGTAGGGGTTCATCAGGTCGATCGGCTCGCAGGCAAGCTCGATCAGCGTGTCCGCCACCTCCCACGGTCCGATCGCGTGGGAGTGGGCGCGGGCCTGCCGGGCAAGCTCGCCGGCCTCGGCGCGGGTGGCCGCGGCCCGGACCTCGGGGTGCCTGCTGGTCGCCATCCACTTGCGGATGCGGGCCCGCGCAATCGCGTAGGCCTTGTCGCTGGACATGCCGCGCTTCTCGATCAGGGCCTTCACCACCTGCTGGAGGTAGGGGGTGTGGCCCATGCCCTTGACGCGGTAGAGACCCGGACCCCCAGGCCTTCCCCGTGGGGCGGGGGTTCGCTCAAGCATGGGGGTCCGGGCCGACATGTCGATCACGGGACTCCCATGATCACCAGCGAAGCCGGGAGCGGTCTGCATCAGCCGCCGCAGACGCCCGCCCCGCGGCGGGAACGGGCCCGGCGCTGGCTCGGTCGCACCCGGCCGCCGGACGTGCTCCACCTTCATCGGCCCGCCGAGACCGCGCGGCCGGACAGTGCCAGCCTGGTGATCGTAGGTCCCAATCACGGTGCCCTTGCGGGTCCGGCCGACCACGACCTTGCCGTGCAGCTGGCTCGCGCCAGCGACCGGAATCCACCCGTGGTAGAACCGCTGGCCCGGCTTGGCAAGATCAACCGCCAGCCCGACAGCAGGCTGGCCGGGCTGCTGTCGTGCGGGCGGGGCATGGCCAGGCAGCGGCGGGCTGGCTGCTGCCTGGACGTCGGTGGCGGCGACCTGCCCGCGGGCAGCCCGCAGCGCGGTGCGGATCTCCTCGTTGCGGTCCCGCGCATCCTCGATGTCCTGGACGTGCAGCAGGTGCCGGTGAACCAGGTGCATGTGGTGCTTGGCCGTCGCGTGGCCCTCGTCGTCGCGGATGCCGTGCCGGGTCAGCGACTGCGGGGTCATCAGCTGCATCGCGGCGTCCAGGTGCCGCTTCGCCCCGTCGGTCGCGCCGCGCTCGGTGAGCCGGGCAGCGTCCCGCACGTGCGAGCCTGCCACGGTCTCCGGGTGGTCAGCGTCCAGCGTGTTGGCCGTGTTGCGCATCTGGCGCGCGGCGGCCTGCTTCATCGGCCCGAGCGCGGCCGGTCGTGCCATGGCACCCCGCCTCCCGCGAGCGCTGGGCGGGGAGGCCAGCTACCGGAACAGGTCCAGTATGGACTGCCAGAGACGGGTCAGGAAGGGAGCGGGGCGTCCGGCGGCACGTCGGGGGTCGAGCCGCTCGTGTCCGGCGGGGCACCGACGTCCACCGGGACAGTCGGGTCGGCCGGGGGAGCCGGGATCGGGTCAGCAGGCGGCGGCGCATCCGGGGTGGCAGGCAGTACCGCGGTCAGCCCGGTGTCGGCGTTCTGGAGCGAGGCGACCGCGCTGGACAGCGGGGTCAGGTCCGCAGCGGGGACCTCGGGGTGAGCGTCGATGTAGGCCTGGATCTGGGTGGCTGCCGCGGTCACATGCCCGCCTACCACGTTGATCGCGTCGGCGAGCGAGTTGATCTGCGCCTGCTCGGCGGATGCGTCGGTCATGAGGATCTCCAGCTTCTGGTTGATTTCGGCCAGCGCATCAGCGATGAACTGGGGGAGCACGTCATCGGCCTGCACCAGAGTTGGCGGGGTAGCGCTGAGGTCGATTATCAGGAACGGGCCAGCCACGGAACGGGACTCTAGCAAGGGTCATGATCCGCGCGCCGGGGAACGGCGGGCCCGGCTGGCACCGGCAGTGCAGATGGACCATACCGGGGTACCCGATCGAGGGCATCTTGTCGGCGTAGAAGTTCTTGCGGTTGGCCAGCCGGCACTCGGGCGAGGTGCGCCGGTCCACCACCGTGTACCAGCCGAGGGTGCGGCCCCACTCCATCGAGGCCGAGTCCACCTGGGCGGCGGCCATCTCCCGGTTCCAGTTGGCCAGCATGTGCTGCTCGTAGTAGCGCCGCTCGCGGGCCATCGCCTCGGCCACGCGCTGCGGGTCGCCGCTGGCGAAGTCGGCGTTGGTCCGCTTGATCGAGGCGACCAGGAACTGGGCCCGCCGGACCAGGTTGAGCCGTGCCACGTGGGTGGTGGCGGGCCCGTAGAAGCCGGCCGCGTCTGGCGGGTGGCCCATGACGATCGACAGCATGGCCTCGGCCGCGGCCCGGCGCAGCTTGAGCGCGGCCAGCGCCACGCCCATGATCGTCATGGCCTCGGCGACCGTGCCCGCCACGGCGAGGGCCTCAGCAGCAGCCAGGGCCAGCTGCTGCTGCTGCTGCTGGGCCGGCGGCGGCTGCTGCGGGGTGGTCATACGTGCGGCTGGTCCGGTGGCAGCGGGACGTTGGCCACCGGCCGGGCGTGCTGGCCCGGCGGGGAGTCCAGCAGGTCCGGCCGGTGCGTGTGTGGGGCCAGGTACGCGGCGACCGCCGACAGCAGGAACGCGATGATGATCGGCAGGCTGTTCTGCTGATCCGGGGTCAGATGATCATGCAGCCACGGCACCGCGCTGATCAGGATCGTGGACAGGTACCCGGCGACCAGCGCCGTGGCCGGGGCTGCCACCGCCTTCTGCTCGATCGGGCCCGTCGCCACTAGCCGTCCTCCCAAGGGGTCGGGATCACCGTCATCGAGCGGGACACCACCTCGTCCACCTCGTGGCCGGGCCCGCAGCTGGCGGCGTGCATCGCGCCGTCCCTCAGCACGCCGGGCACCTCGGCCGCGTCGTGGGCATCGAGGTGCAGGTCGCCGGCCGGGCAGTTGACCACCGCAGTCGTGCCTCCCTCGAAGTGGATCGCGTACATCTCGCCGGCCATTGCTCCCCCGGAGTCGGTCAGGCCATGCGCCCTGCTGGTGGTGTGCTCGGCGGCTTAGCCGGTGGTCTCGGCGGTCCGCCCGAGGGGCCCGCTCCAGGGCGAGTGGGCGGGCCCCCCTGCCGTCCAGCCGTCGCCTGCTGGGCGATCCCCACCGCGGCATTGGCCATGCCGTTGAGCGCGCCCAGCTGGCCGGCCGCCTGCTGTGGCATGCCCGGTGGGGCAGCAGCCTGTAGCTGCTCGGCCCTCTGGTTGGCCGTGGTGACCAGGGCCTGATGCACCTGGTCCACGTCGAGTTGCAAGATCGTCGCCATCCGCTCGGTGATCAGGTCGAGCACGGGCAGCGGGATGTGCAGGGCCGGCGCGGAGGCCAGGGTCTGGAACATCGTGAGCAGGGCCTGGATCTGCTCGTCCTGGAGGGGCCCGAACTTCCACGTCGGGTAGGCCGCGTTCACCCCGAAGTTCAGCAAGACCAGCGGCCGGATGACGTCGTAGCTGATCGCGTCGGCGATCTCTTTCGCCACGGCCTGGCGGCTCTTGAGGTAGAAGCTGCTCTGATCCTGGCTGAGCGCATACGATCCGCGCCCGCCGGTTGCGGACCCGGTGAGGGCCATGAACCCAGCCAGGACGCTGTGAGTCTGCCACGACTCCAGCCAGCCGAGCGCGTCTTTGAAGTACTGGCCGGCGTCCACCCCGGAGGACAGCACGTCGTAGGCCTTCTGGTTCTCGGCCGGGTGGACCAGCCCCACCACACCACTCGACTTGAGCGCGGCAATATCGTCGGCCCGGCTATTTGCCTCGGGCTGGTCATTGCCATAAACAATGACACGCGGCAGCGCGCTGTTCTCCAGGTAGTGGTACCACAAATAGAGCAGCTTCATTTTCGTCTGGTAGCACCAGTAGCTGATGTCCATTTCCGAGACACCGGTCAAAGGCTCACGCGCTTTCCCGTGCGTGTAGATAAATGACCGGATATTCGGGATGTCCACATATCCCGGCACCTGCTGCTTGGGGCTCGGGGTGAGCGTGCCGCCGAACAGCCACACCTGCTGGCGGAATCCGTTGGCCTGGCCGGACTTCTGGTTGTACCGGGCCTGGCAGGTGGCGGGCGGGCGGAACGCGATCTTGTTGTAGATGATCTTGCCGTCGTCCTCGCGGACGGTCCACACCTTCTCGAAGAACGCCCGGCGGAAGATCTGGGCGCTGGTGATCTGGCCCACCAGGTCGGCGATCTTGGTGTGCATGCCGCCGTTCTGGTCCGGGGTCATCAGCACCGACCGCACGAAGTCGGCCTCGCCGTTGTCGTCCCTGCTGGGCACGATCGAGTAGTCGGCCTCGCGGATCGGCAGGGTGAGCACGTTCTCGACCGCGGAGCAGATCCCGTCGCGGCGGAACATCGCCTTCATGTCCCGGCTGGTCCACTCCCCATAATCGAACACATCGCCGGAACCGTAGTAGGCGAACAGCCGCTGGCCGATGTCGAACTGGGTGCCAAGCTCCTCGCCGAGAAGCTCCCGGCGCTGCTGGGGACGCAGATCGGGGAACGGCATGATCTGCGCGGTGTCCGCGCGGCGAGCCACCGGGTCCTCCCACGGGAGTATCACCCCGCGGGGAAGGGGGCTTCCCGGTCAGGGTAGCGCGGTGCGACGTTCATACTCCACAGACAGCGGTACTCAGCCCTGGCCCGCGGCGATCGGGCTCGGTCGCAATCCGCCGACTGCCGGGCATACGTGGTCCCGGCCCTAGTCCCAGCCGTCGGCGGGGTCCGACCACAGCCGGACGTTGTTGCGCTCCTGCCCGAGCAGGCGGGGCTCGGCCCGCGGCCCAAGATCATCCATGTCCCAGTCCTTGGGGGCGAAGCTGTCCAGGTCCCAGGCCTGCGAGCGGAACCGGCCGCCGTGCGCCTGGGCGAGCCTGCGCCACATGTGCCGCTCGGGCGGGCTGCCCGCCATCGCAAGCTCGGACTCGGCCGCCCAGCGCCGCGGCGTGGCGTGTCCCGGCGGGCCGAACACCCGCCGCAGGAACGGGGTCATCGCCCACACCAGCGAGTCGAGCCGGTCGGGCGAGCGCTCGCCAGCTGCCCCGGTGAACGTGGCCATCTGGTCCTCAAGCTCGCTGATGTGCGGGTCGAGCCGGCCTTCGGGGTGGCAGTGCCGGACCAGGCCGCCGTGCCGCTCGTACAGCGCGCTGACCGGCTCGGCGCGGGTCCGCTTGGCCTGGCTGGCGTGGATCACCCGGTACCGGCAGCGCACGCCCATCTGGCGCATCACCTGCTCGAAGGTGGCCCGCAGCCACGCGCCGCCGTGGTTCTTCTCGATGATCAGTTCGGCGTCCAGTTCGAGGGCCTTGCGGATCACCCGCTGGGCGAACGGCACCGGGGCCTCCTGCCCGCCCCAGTTCTCGGTCACGTAGATGTGGCCGTCCTCGACCGGGCCGAGCCCGACCACCGTGTAGGCCTGCTCGTCGCTGGTCTCGCCGCCGTCGGAGGGGTCCACGCCGATCTTGATGTCGAGCAGCACGTCCGGGTAGCCGACGACGCGCACCTCGTCGAGCAGGTCACGGGTCCACAGCGCGTTGGCCACGTCGTCGAGCAGGTCACCCTCAAGCTCCTGCCGCTCCAGCCGGGTGCCCTGCGCCGCGCCAACCACCGACCGCAGGAACTCCTCGGACAGGTTGGCCGCGTTGTCGATCGTGCGCAGCTTGCGGACGATCACCCCGCCCTGGCCAGGGTCGTTGCGGATCAGTGAGCGGACCAGCTTCCTGGCCGGCCTGCTGGCCTTCGGCGTGCCGGTGGCGATGATGCGGGAGATCCCGTCGCGGACGGCGTACTTGAGCGACTCGTTCCAGGTGGTCTCCCACTTCTCCCACAGGCCGATCTCGTCGGCCCAGGCTCCCTTGAGGTTGCGGCCCTGGATGCGCAGCCCGCCCTCGGCCGCGCTGTCCACGTAGATCACGATCCCGTTGTGCAAGATCACCTGGCCGTAGGTGCGCCACGCCGAGCGGACCGTCTTGGACCGGTGGTCCTTGATCTCGCTCATCGAGGTCCCCAGGGCCCTCAGAATCCCCGCCTTGCCCTCGACACACTTCGTCCAGGCGTCCGCGTAGGTGGGGGCGACGATGCCGTACTCGCCTTCGCCCTCGGGGTCGGACAGGGCCCAGTCGGCGAGCCCGCCGGCCCCGGAGCGCGTCTTGCCCGAGCCACGCCCGCCCTGGAAGTAGACCACCCGCCAGATCTGCTCCAGGCTGGGCAGCAGCTGCTCGGGCCGGGCCTGCTTGCGCCACCGGAGCCGCGGGTCGTCGGTCGCCGTGTACCCCTTGGCGACCCTGGTCAGGACGTCGTTGAACGCCATCAGGGCCCCTCGTCGTGCCAGACGATCTTGCTGCCATACTCGGGGTGCCCGTGGACGGCGAGCATCTCGGTCATCGAGGACCAGACACTGTGCGACCGGTGCTCGGTCAGCCAGCGCAGGCACACGGTGCCGTCGGTGAACTCCACGCCCTCGAACTGCGGTAGCTCGGGCGGGTTGGCGTAGCCACTCTCGATGTAGCCCTCGGGGGGCTCGGCGCGGTAGGCGGTGAACCGGCGCATCAGCCGGCCTTCGCAGCCTTGGCCAGTTCGCGGCGCAGCACCTCGCGGGCGTCCTCGCTGCGTTCGAGGGAGTCGGGCAGCCCGGCGACCGCCTTGGCGACGGCCACGCCGAGGGCCCGCTCGACCAGCTGCACCTGCTGCTCCTCGATCGCGGCGAGCCGGTGCTCGATGCCGAGCCGGGCGATGTCCTGGAGGATCTTGGCGTAGCGCTCCTGGGCCCGCTCGAACAGCAGCACCTCGGCCCGCAGCTGCTCGCCGACCCGGTTGTGGGCGTGCCTGATCCGGTCGGTGCTCAGCAGGTAGATGACGATCTCCTGCATGATCGTCTTCCACTCGCCGATCTCGCTGGCGAGGGCCAGCAGTTCAACCAGCGGGTTGCCGATCTGCCGCGGGTTGAGCAGCCGGTCCCCGGACTCGGACATGATCTCGACCATCCGGTCCTGGACCCGGCCCTCGACCACGCGGGTGGCGGCCTGCTTGCTGATCACCCCGCCCAGGTTCGCGCCGTGCGT